TGTTTGGGGCAAAATGACCGTGGTGTTCTGAGAAAGAATACCCGCATATTGTTGGATGACGTTCTTACCTTGAGCGGCAGTCAAAGTAACTGTTGCGGCGGCGCCAGTTAGACTCAAATACAATTGCGTATAGTTGAATACGTTTGTTTGAGCCAAAGCATATGTATACCAATTAGTTCCATTAGATACAAAAACACTTGAGTTAGCTATCTGAATTTGAACAGTTGAGCTTGTTGTATCAATTGTGCTTGAACCTTGGGCTGTAACATTCAATATGCCAGTTCCATCATTTTTAATGATTACATACCAACCAGATGGAACACTAGCAACAGCAGGCAATGTCATTGTGCTTGCGCCACCTGTCCATACAAACAATTGTGATCCATCTGTTGAGTTGAAGGTGTAGGCAGAAGAAACCAACGCAACTTGCGTATTGGTGTTCAAAGTAGTATTCAGCGGCAACAAACCAAGTCCTGCCAACGCGGCGGCACTGGCGGCTGAAGTACCAACACCCAAAGCAACAGTAGACCATGTACCTTGAACAGTTGAATTGTCAGTTAGGTAAATGTAATAAGTGTTGACTGTTGCAGTTGTAGGCGCGGTAGGAACCGTTTGAATGGTGTTGTACGTTAGATTGGCGTTTTGAGAAACAACCGTAAATGCATTTGTTGCACCAATGTTTCTGATGATAAATGCTTGACCGACTGATACTTGCGTCGCAGGAGGTAAAACAACATACGCAGGGCTTACGTTAGCTGTAGCTTCAATGATGTTAGCAACAACAGAAGTCGTATTTCCATTGACAGGCCATTGAAGCGCTGTGTATGTGGTTGTGAGCGTTAGATTTTCATAACCCACTTGTGATGGGTTAATCGTTTGTCCTGTGTATGGTGAAACGTATGAGGTCATGATTAGCTATCTATTGCAACAGATTGACGATCACCAAGACGTGAAGTGTCTTCAGTCTTGAGTGACTGAATAGCCTCGGTGTACTTTTGTTGGAAAATTTGCCGTTGATCGTTCTTTAAGAAAGGCATTGCTTGCAAAAGAGTGCCAAACAACATTGCTGTTGGAGCATTCTGAGTCAACCAATTTGTTTGATTGTCAGAACTTAAAGGTTGAATGCGCTCGTAGTACAGCACCTCTAAGGTGTATGCTTGATCTGGTGTTGGAGCTAGATACCAGTGATCCCAATTGGTATCAGCATAATAAACGGGCGCCGAAGTAAGCGTGTTATTTGGCCAATAATTAGTCAAATATTCGTACTTACGAAGCAAAATTGGGGTTCGTACACCACTGCTATTGGTGTAGTTCATAGAAACGGTTTTACGCCATCTAGAAGGCTTTTGAAGCACTGGGTTGCCTGCAATGGTCGTTGACTCAACAATTTGTAATTGACCCAAGGTTTTGATCTCTTGGGCAATCTCAAATTCAGCAAGGGTGATAAAAGTAGGGATGGCGTTAATCGTCGCTTGATCAGACCGCTCCAAGTATTGAAGAACGATTGCATTCAGCGAGTCATAGGTCATTACCCAAGAAGGCGTGTAAGTAGCCATATTTCTCCCATTGTTTTAGCTATTTTCCCACCGTCGTCAATCCTTTACAAGGGCACTTTTAGGCGCTCAATATTGAAAAAGCCTTTTGGGTCAAGCTGATTCTTTCGTTAAGTCCAAACAATCCACCATTGATCCTTTTACACAAAGCTTCATCGTTATCTACCAAATTGTTGCATCCATGCGTAGCCCAAAACCATCCTGCGCTCATGGCGGCATACAAGGGTTGCGCCACTGGGTTGGGATCTAGGACAAAATTCTGGCCTACCGCCTGACCAAAATGGTAGTAATTATCGTGCCCCGTAAGCTGAATACAACCGCGTCCGTGGTATTTGAATCCATCTCCACTAGCCTCGTCACGGTTTCCCATACGGTTGGCGTAAATCCTGTTACCGATCTTTTGCGGCTGTTTGGCGTAAAGGGCAAACTCGTTGGGTTGAAACTTATGGGGGAAAAGTCTTTGTAATGTCTCGGCACTGTAGGATAGGTTTTCTTCCAATGTTTTGAAGTGGTTGCACTCGTGTGAACACTGTCCAATAAACGCAGCTTGGCGGTTAACATCGTTAATCCCAAACGTAGAAAAAGTTGTAACCAAAGGCTCTGACCATTCAGATCCAATCCCTAAAGCGTGCAACTTTTCTGGGCTCATAAAACACCCGTCTGTTGAGCCAATTGATAAGCATAAGCATCGCTCGCATTGCTAGAAGCCATAGATCTAGGATCATTAGAACTTAATGTGTAGTTAATAATGTGTCCTGATTTGTCTAGTATGTAGGTATTGCCCGATGCATCTGTTTCATGAATATAACCACTAGAATCAACAGATCTTCCATAATTAGCAGGCCCTGTGGGGCTAAAAACACTACCAATTTTATAGGAAGAATATGGGTTGTCTCCAGTTTGTTGGGGCGTAATTTGAGAAGGAGGCGTTGGATGCGCTTTCTGATAATCTTGTTGTTGCTGTTGTAATATGGCTAGATTAGCTTGTGCTTGCAAAGAAGGTCTATCACTTGTTTGCAGATCGTTAAGTTGTTGAGCAGTTGAGCTACCAAATGTTTTTTGCAGGTTTTGAAGGTCACTGCCCGTTAAACCAGGCGTTGATGCAACGTAATTCACAAGAGCAGGATTGTCGATTTTATACATGCTTTTAAGATTTCTAGCCGCATCAGTTTGATTTTGTTTGTCTATTGCATTTTGTGCAGGAGCATTTTGTGCAGATAATGAGCTATCTGCTTGTGGTTGTGCAGATAAATTTGATAGTGGAGATAATGAACTACCTGTTTGTGGCACTATTGAAGGATTTGATAGTGGAGATAATGAACTACCTGCTTGTGGAACATTAGATCCTGTTACTTGACCTCCAGCAGGACTCATAGATTGAGAACTATCAGATGATGAGTAATTAGATGGTGGCAAGGAAATAGCATTATCTGTAAATTGATTCTGATTAAGTAAAGTAGAAAGAGGTGATGCAGTTGTATCAGTGTTTACATTACTTGCATTTGGAGGTGCTGTTGACATCGAATAATTTGGATTGGGAACAACATTACCGTTTTCATCCATGTAAACTTGATTTTGACCAGAACCAAAAATAGCCATGACGCTCTCCTCAATGTTGAATAATGCCGTTCGTAATCACAACAGGAGATGTGGTTAACTTGGATACAGCGTTGTTTAAAGTGGTTAAATCAGTGCTCAAAAGCGTGTTATACGCACTAGCTTGGTTGGTCAAAGCAGTTGACAGGTTAGTAGCATTGGTAGACGCCATGCTTGTTAAAGCTGTATTGGCGCTAGTAGCCATACCTGTTAAGGCAGTATTTGAGTTACTGGCCATACCTGAGATTGCAGTTGATGCGCCATTTGCAATGCTCACAAAAGCCGTATTGGAATTAGCTGCCATAGAAGCCTGATTGTTAGACCCAGTATTAGCAATTGAAGCAAACGTACCATTAGTATTGATAGCAGTCGCTGTAGCATTGTTAGACTGTGTGGTAGCCACTTTAGCGTTTTCATAGATGCCAAATCCTTGAACGACTGTGGGTAACAACAACGATGCCCACTTGAGCGCATCATCCCCAGAATTCCTTGGTGCGTCAATCTTTTGCTCTTGACCGCCACCATTCATACCCATTTGCATAGACATGATAGCGGCTACAGATGCAGTTGGATCGCCTTTCTTGACCACTTCAGCCAGCACTTGGTACTTGGCTTTATCAGCCTCGGCTTTGTAGCGGGCAATCGCTACTTGAGTCTCAGAATACTTCTGGTAATCACTGGTTGAAGAGCACCCAACAAGCGCCACGACTGCGAGGGGGATGGCGTACTTAATCATCTATTTTCTCCTTGAGGGAATCCCTCACTTGGTTGTAACTGGTGATGCAGGCTTGGAGGGCTCGGATGGCTTTGTCCCCGTCTGCTGTGATGGCGATAAGATTTGAAGAAGCCTGTCCGTCAAGTTCGGCTCTAGCTTGAGGTTGATCTCCTCCGGCAGTTCCGGCGGCGTTGGCGGAACATACACTATTGGAGGTGACGGGGATTGACAAGCGCATAGCCCCAGACTGCACATCAGCAGTGAGCTTGCTAATCTTAACTTGAGCTTCATTGTTGGCTTTCCTCAAAGCAGATGCAGTCTGGTTAACTTTTTCGTTCAGCTCTCGTTCTTTTGCTCTGGCTTCGTCGTTGGCTTTTGCAACTTTTGCAACAGCTTCCTGATAGCACTCTTGATAGCCTTGATGATGTCCATAGAAATATGCTCCTAAAATAGCGCAAATTGCGCCGATGATTAACCAAGGATTAAACATTTGAAGCCCTTGCTTGCGCCATTCTTTCACGCTCATGGTCAGCTTCTAATGTAGGGGGGCTCATGGGAGGAGGGGGTGGAGTCCATCCTGCCGAGCTCATCATTACAACTGGGGCAGGTGGGGGTGCTACATAAGCATCCTTGCCAGCCTTGACATTGTTCATCATAGCCGTTGCTTCATTGGTCAAACCTTTGGTCATTATGCCTCCAATACCGCCTACAATCAACAAAACAATGTCGTTGAGCATCTTGGTAAAGGCCTGGTCAATGGGCGCCATAGCCTTGATAGGCTGGCTCACAAACATCACGCTATAGATCAGCGTGACCACAATAAAGAACAGAATCAAGGTCACTGTAATAACAACAAAAGCCCGAACTCGGACTTCTATGTCATCGGCAGACAGTCGATCCTTGGGGCTGTTGAGGAGCGCTAGGAGGATTTCCTTCAATTTTCTTCTCCAAAATGGGTGCTACTAAATATTCAGGACAATCTTGATCAAACTCACATCTGGGTTTCTGGCACATTTCTTTGTTGAAATTATCAGGGTCTTGGCAAAAATACCTGTACTGGTCATGGCAACCTG